TGCACCGGCGAAACCTCGAAGCTGACAGGAAAGACAATCGTTTCAACTGTCGCGCCAAGCGTGGGATCGCCAGCCAGCCTTTCAAGAAATTCAGGGATGATCAGGTTAATTTGCGTGTAAGCGCCTTTCATCGTTTGTCTGCTGACATGGAAGTCTACTTTCAGATTGACCAACATCCGGCAGGTTGTAGATTCATCCGCCTGCCCTGTGCCGTTCGCAACATGCGCAATGGCCAAGGGTAAAACTGTGGCATCTTCAGTAGGATAGGAAGGCGCACCCCTGACAGTAATAGTGGCAAGCGCAAGCGCGTGCGCCTGTAATTTCACAATGGCATCATCTAATACGCTCATGGCTAAATTCCAGTAACCGCATTGAACGTCTTATAAGGCTTCAGTATTTCTTTCACATCAGGGTCAAGGCTCTGCGTGTAAAGCATTTCACCCATAGTCGCATTGACCGATGTATCCTGCCAGCTCTGTTTGGCGCGCATAAACCAGCGCATTGCTGTGATCTTGCAAGCTTGCTGAATATCTGCAGGCGGGTAGCTGGAGTAACCAAAAACACCGGTAACCTTTATGCCCTTGCGTGTCGTGCCCCAAGTGCCCTTACCCCCAGCGCCATTGTCAACAATTAACATCTGGATAGGCTGACCAATGCTGGCATAGTTGTAAGGCCATACAAAATAATCAGTATTTTCAGTCCAAGCGGTATAAGAAGTCGAAGCCCGACCGCCAGTTTCGCTAACATAAACAGAAGTCAAAGACAGGATCGGGTCAACGTACAGATCCACCTCACCGCTGCCATCAAAATAACGTGTTTGATCATCGGTGGAAGGGTAGAAATAATCAGGCCATCCCCCAACTTCTTTGTCTATCAGGCGACTTGCCCCAGTAATCATTCCCTGTATAACACCGTCGTAATCGTAGGCAGTTGATGAAAATAACTCACTGTCGGGCATATCTGCCTTGACCGCCGCAACATTCGTGTAATCTGCCATAGGCTAATCCTTTCGGGGTGGGCTATATTTCAAGCCCACCCCCTAATCGAACAGGTTATGAACTTGACAGGTTGCTATTCTGTGGATAGCGTGGCTCGATAAAAGCTGAAACAGCAACAGGGCCGCTAACCATCGTGGTGGTAGCAATGTCTACATAAACATAAAGAGCATCCGAATCCAAAGCGGGAATGGATGCAGGGTCAACATCAATCAGTACCGCTTTTGCGCCGTCTGTAGTGGCTTCCAAAATAAAGCCTGTTGACGTAGCCGAAGTGATAGCACCCCAAGAATCAGTACCAACAGCCGAGCTAAGGCGATACTTATAAGGAATCGCCGTATCGTTAGCGTTGGTAGATTGACCAGTTGCAGAAGCAACGGTGATCTCATACTGGTCATCGGAATCAGTAGCCAAAGCACCAGTCTGAACAAGGAAAGTAATCCACTGTGCATTTTCCAACGCAACAAAGGCGGTTTCTTTTGATTCAGTAGTTTCAACTGGAGCTAACAGCGGAATAACGTGAATTTTTTCACCAAATCTAACACCCATAGTTACACCTCCTATGCGGTTGTGGACGCTAACGCCACGAATGGAGAAACTGTGTTTGTTCCGTCATATGCGGTGATGGCAGACGCGTTGATTGGCTCACCATCCACACGGTAAACAAAGCGGAATGCAGTTTCGTCATAATCGAATTTGATATGAATGCTTGAAGCAGCCTCAACACCAGCCTTAGTGATCATGGCGTAGTTTGAAGGGCTAATCAGCATCACATCACCGGTCGTGCCAAGGTAGGGGTTATATTCGGTTTCAATTACAGGTCGTCCAAAGATAGACCCATACTGTGACCCGGATAATCCGCCAGGTGGCATGTAAACAGGTTGGTCACCAACGGTCATGGCATAAAGCTGTGGCATGACAGAAGAATTGACTAACCAAACATAATCGTTTGCGCCTAAATAGCGGCGTGACCACATCCGGCTAATATCCTCATCGGCAACTTGACTTGCGGTCGTGCGCCCTTGTGATACCAACCCAGGCGATTGCAGAATGCCCAAAGGCTTTCCTACACCGTCACCATTGACAATCGCGGCTTCCACTTTGAAGCGCAATTCATCAGGCACGTTTGATACGATCCAGCTTTCCAGAGCAGAAGCATCTGCAAGCAGTTCATCGGTCGCATAGACTAACGCAGCAACCTTTTTCAGCTTCAGGTCAATCTGTCTGAACTTAGGCTTTGTAGCTGTTTTTTGTGCAGCTTCAGCAAGCCAATAACCTTGCACGCCGCCAAGACGTGATCCGTCAGCGCGTGAAGTTTCATCAATCGCATTGATGGTCAAGGCGTTCCCAGATACGCGGATTGGGTTGAACAGTGATAACAGCCGTCCAACACCCCACATATTAGTATGAATGCCGGCAGCAATGTCAGTAGGCACTAAGAAACCACCTTGTGAAGGAACAGCTTCGTTCATGCCGGTTGCCTTGTAGGGTCGCAAGCGTGGATCTTCATAGTGATTCAATTCAGCGTTCTTAACCGCCATAAAAAATTCACCCGCGCTAAGTGGTTGATCAGCCTCGTCAACCGTGACCAGAATGTCTGCTTTCACTTTCGGCTGTGCATCCTCATATCTTTTCAACGCCTGAGTAACGGCGTCTTGTACCACCTGGCTGAGATCGAACTCAGGGGCGGTATTTGTTTCATCCATAATTTCCTCCTCATGGATATCCTGCTCAGGCTCTTGCGCCTGTTCAGGTTGATAAAATGATTTGATAGATACGGCTGCGTTTCGCGGCTCGGCAGGTGTCGGCGTCAGTGACGCCTCTGCTATCGGCCACGACTTTATAAGCCATGACTTGCCGACCGGTTCTTTGTCTACTAAGTGACCGGCAGCACCACTTGACCAGCCAAGCTTTCCAGCTTCAGCCAGCTTGTAGATACTGCGTTCATACTCATCACGCATTTCAAGCTGTGCCTCGAACCAGGCGCCAACATCGTCAAAAGTGACTTTGCCTCGCCCAATCTTCGTATGCTTGAAATGGGTATCCATACCGTGATCGTAGTAAACAGGCAGTCTGCTTTCCGATTCAATGCCCAAGTCACTATCAGGCGTGAAGAAATCGCCGGTCAAGTCAGGTGTTTCGGGATTTCCCCAACGCACCAGGTAACCGCCAACCTTCCCTTCACCCATAGCTTTTACGGCATCTCCGAAAAAGATTAGGTTGTCTTCCATATAACCTCCTAAAAACACAAAGCCGAAACAAAGCGTCTAATAAAGCGCTGTTTCGACTTCAGTACCCACTGACAGCCAGGCGATTCTGCCGCAGCACCCGCCGCCCACAAAACACCCTTCTCAGTTGTCTGCTAACCTAATAAGATTTTGATAAAGGTATCCCAGATAGCCTTTATCTTTCCCTCCGAATTGTCTAATATTGTTTTCATTGTCCACCAGCGTCCCTTGTGCATATAAGCCTGACGGTCTGGGTCTATCACATACTTCGCATAAGATAACTTCGTTCCGAATGCGCCAACTATGTCTGCACCAGTGCCAGTAATACTATAGATTGTAGGTTTAGCACCGGAAGCGCCTATTGACTTGCCCAATAAGCCAGTTCTGATATATTTACTGCCTTCAGGTTTAGGCGGATAAGGCGGCACGTTTTCCCACAACACGCGCATTGACTTATCCATCAATGACCTCATGGTGGAATTGACCTTAGCAGGTATTGTCTCAAACCTGCGTAAGGCCTCCGCTAATCCGTCAATCTTGATCGTTACTGGCATGAGTGTCCTTAGGCATAGACTTCAAGTCGATCATCTTGTTTATTTTCTTCCCATTGTTCAGGGTCAGTAAATGTTTCTGAATAATTAATAAATATCACTGTATTGCCGAACTTTGCATAAACACCATACTTGGTTTTTTTTACTATTTTGCCTTCTTCGGTTGGCAGAAGGTATAACATTTCAGTCATTTGTATTTTTATCTTTTATTGGTTTGTAATACAGCCCTTTATCATCGCCCCTGCTCTTTTCGTGTTTATCTTTGCCAAGTATTATTTCAACAGGTATGCCGTCTGGGTATGCTTCGCAAACACTTTTATCTTTCACATTTCTGTTGAATCTAACACAAGTCAAACAACTTGGAAATCTTATTGTCATTTTCTTATCAGCCTTTCTAATATTTGTCTGGCAAGTTTGATATCTCTATCTCCAATATTATTAATAACAACTGTAAAACATTCCGCAATTAGTTCATAAGGATCAGACGCCGCATATCTTGAAATACTGCCTGACATAAATCTTGCAAAATGGTCAAAAATATTAATTATGCTTTCATCTGTATATTGCTCTGAGTATATATGCCCTAATTCGTGCGATACAATTTCGCCAAAATTTCTGCCAGCAATAACCCATTGATTATGTGAATCGAGTATTCGTTTTTCTGTCATTAATTTATTTATTTTAATAACACCAGTGTCATCATCAAATATAGTTGTTAGGGCTCCGGTATCTTTATCCTCTTCATCAAAATCCCCCTTATAAATACCTCTTAATTTTATATTATATTGTTCTGTTTTATTAAGAAGTTCAATTATTTCTCGCTTTTCATTATCTGTGAATGTATTCCACCCTTCACTGGCATAATCTTGCACTCCTATTTTCCCTTTATCTACAAGATAATTCTGTATGTCTAATGGTAATTCGCCCTCAATCCCCAGCGATTGTCTTATTTCTTCTTCAAGGTTGCTAATATCAACTATGGGCTGTGCCCAGCACCGGCAATTGACGTGCGCCGGTATCAGCTCATGCAATTGGTTTAGTGGATAAGGACTGCCTTGATTGCCCTCTAAACAACGCTTGCAAACCTTTTCATCTTCTGATGTCATCCATTGAAATTGCTTTACATCCCCAGCTTGCTCCCAAGCCATTTGATTACCCATAGCGTGCAAGCGTGTAACTTCTGTCACGGCAATGCGAGAAGCACGTAACTTTGAAAACATACCACCCTGATCCGCACTCATTGCTTTTATAAGTGTTGATAATGGATCGCCTGATAACTGCCATTGTGTAATCTGCTCTTCTACATACTTTCGGCTGGTCTGCTCAATCTTGCTAAGCCATTGGTCACGATACGTTCTACCCCAGCGTGCTAATTGCATATTCAAATCATCAATATCAGTTCTTTCACCACTATCAGGCAATAAATTCAATCCACCATAAGCACCATGCAAAATAATACCAACAAAGTCCTGGCCAAGCTCATCCCACATCTTAGATAATTCGTCTTCCCAAAATGAAGGCTGCATCGCTTTGAACTCTTTTTTTAGCTCTTTGACAATGCGCTCCAACTGGCCAGCAAGAAATTCACGCAAACGCAATTCAAGCCTGCGTTCATCCCTGCGCCTCACATCATCATCAGGCGCTTCACCCACCTTGTAGGTATAGACTTCGGCGATCCACCTGGCATCACCGCGTAAGTGCTGTTTCACGTCCGGATAGCGCTTTACAGACTCACGCAAGGCATCCAGTATCAATTCCTTCACTTTCGTAACTTCTGGCGGTGGTTGTGCTGGTCCGGCCGGCATTATGCCTCGATCCTTTCTACTGCCTTATTCAAGGCTTCAGCAAGTAATAGAATAGCATCGTCATCCCTTCCGCTCATCTGAAATGCCTGCTCAATATCATCGCGTGACTTGCAGTAAGGCAAGCGCTTGCGGATATCACTCGCCACCGTTTCGGGTAGCTCTTTGCATACCCAGGCGAAGTTCAGATCATCCCCACGCTTCAGCTTGCGGAAAGCCAAATCCTGCCAGTTCTCCAGTTCGCGTAACTGCGGTAAGGTAAGCATAACGGGCTCGGCTGACTTCATCTCAGGCTCTTTTGATTCTGCTTCTTCCTGGCGCTGTTGCTGTGCTGTTTGTGCATCTGGTTTAGGTGCAATCGGATTCTCAATCTGCAATCGCTCAGACTTCGGGACCCATCCTTCATCAAGCGTTTCAAACTCAACGTCAGGCGGTAAGTCAAGCCCAAGCATTTGCGCAGCAATAGAAGGGCGCATCCCTGAATTGACGTAAAGCGTGTACGCATAAGCGCGTTTTTTCTCTTCCTCTTGCCCGTGTTCCGACCCTTCTGGTCTGAACTCAAAACGCAAGCCCATCGGCTCGAATATCTGCTCATTCAGGCTTGACGCAATATTATGCGAATCAGGCACGATCTTATCCCTGAACCACATCTCATACTCGGTCTGTGCTGTGGCATAGTTAGCGGAGTTGGCAAGCAGTAAAGACAAAGGCATCCCAGCAGCCATAGCAATATCAGCAAGCTTCTCATCGTGAAGCGCTGAATTATTGAGGTTGTCAATCCCCTCGCCAATAACATTCACCGCCATAGTTTCAGCGCTGATCACCTTGCCAGTGTACTTGTACCAGCCGTGGATGATCTTATCCCACACGCTCTCAATCTTTTCGCGCTCCTCTTTCGTAGGCACGCCGGCCACAGATAACAGTGCAGGCTTGATTCCA